TTGGGTATTCATCTTACTGGAGACTATTAAACGGGGCTGATTTCGGATGCCCCCAGAATAGAGAGAGGGTTTTTATGATTTCGGTATTACACGGTAATCCAGATGAGGTTAAAGAAAAGATGATGAATGTTGACAGATATAAAAAACCGAGAGTACCAATGTTGTCATTTATTGATAGTAATATTGATGAGTCTTTGTTTGTTGATTGTCCGTTCACCTTACACGAAGCAAAACAAAATACTGTTTGTAAATTGGTTGCAAGGAGAGATGATATTAACTATGATCAAATGAGACGTATTTATTCGTTGGACGCTTGTTCACCTTGTTTAACAACTAGTGGGTCACCACAAATTATGACACCAGATGGTAGGGTACGAACACTTACCGCAAGAGAGGGTTATAGATTTATGGGTGTTAAAGATTCTGATATTGACGTTATGTTAACAACATCATTATCAAATAGGTCTCACATTTCATTGGCTGGTAATTCTATTTGTGTTCCAGTTATGGAAGCAATATTTAGTGAGTTTTTTGCGGATTACATTGTAGGTTCTACGGTGTCAAATTCCCTTAATGAAACAACAAATGTCTAAGACCTTATTGGTTGATGGTAATAACCTACTGAAGATCGGAATACATGGTGTTAAAGACTTTTTTAATAATGGTGAACACGTTGGTGGTATTTGGCATTTTATTAATACGTTAAGAAAGTTCTTAGAAGAAAACAATTATAACAAGATTGTTGTTTGTTGGGACAGTGAAACTGGATCCTCAGAGAGACGTTCGTTTTACCCCAAATATAAACTTAATCGGAAACAAAAGGGTGAAGGGGATCAAGACATTGAACATTCCTTTACACGTCAGAAAAACAGGGTAAAAGAATACCTTGAGGAAATGTTTGTTAGGCAGTTAGAGGTTGAAAATTCTGAAGCGGATGATTTAATCGCTTATTATTGTCAGATATCCCAGGATGAAGAAAAGACAATATTTTCATCTGATAGAGATTTGACACAATTAATATCTGATAAGGTGAGAATTTATTCACCACAACAAAAAAGATATTATAATAATGGTGATAAGATTAAAATATATGAGGCCGAAATTCCCCACTATAACGTTAAGACCTATAAGATATTAACTGGTGATAGTTCAGATAATATTGATGGTATTTTTTATTTAGGAGAAAAAACATTTCTTAAATTTTTTCCTGAGATACTTGACACAGAAGTAAATTATACCGATATTTTAATAAAGACCGAAGAATTATTAAAGGAAAAAAAGAATTCCACTTTACAAAACCTTTTAAGTGGAAGAACTAAGGATGGTATATTTGGAAATGAGTTCTTTGTTGTAAATGAGAAATTGGTGGATTTGGATAACCCATTAATTTCAGATGAGGGGAAAGAATTGGTTAAGTTGTATTATTCCGAAACGTTGGATCCAGATGGTAGAGGACATAGAAACTTAATTAGGATGATGATGGACGACGGATTCTTCAAGTATTTACCCAAAGGTGATGACGCTTGGGTTGGGTTTTTAAAACCATTTTTAAAGTTATCAAGAAAAGAAAAAACAAATTTTAGAAACAGAACAAAAAAGTAAAAAATGAGAGAGCAAGATGCAACAAAAATAGAATTTTTGTTAACGTGTAACGACAATATTGTTGTACAACGATTTTTTAATGTTAAGGGTTATAATAAAACCGCCCACAAATCAGAAGAGTTTTATGATTATATTAGAACGTTTTGTAATGATTTACAAAGTAATTTAAAAATGCGAACTGTCGTATATATGTTGGAAAACAAATATGAGATTGGGGAAAATCCTGACGTGTTAAATACGTCAATAACAGAGGGTGATGAAAATTTTAATTTATTTATTAAGGTGGATAATATGACAATTTGTCATAGGGTTTTTGATGCGAAAGTATACCCACCAAAGGTAAGATATACCGTAGACCTACGCCCAAGGTTAAAAACAATACTTACTGAGTTAACTGACATTTTTTCAGGTAAAAATTTTAATTATATCTATCCACAATTTATCTAACATTAGTAGTATTTATCATTACTAACAGAAAGAAAAACTATGGCGACAAACAAAAACTTTGAATATCTTGGAAACAATTTCCAAATCCAGTTACTTAACCAAATCGTATTAGATAAGGAGTTTTCACATTCAATTGTGGAGGTGATTGAAAACAACTATTTTGAAAACAAATACTTTAAAATCATTATACAAATGATTAAAGAGTATCATAAAAAATATGATCACACACCATCATTTGATACACTAGAACAGGTGGCTAAGTCTGAATTACAACAAGAAACGGCGATTAAAGTTGTTCTTGACACAATTAAGAAAATTAAGAACGCACCAATTGAGGGTGCTGATTTTGTACAAGAAAAAGCGTTGAAGTTTTGTAAACAACAAGAATTACAACGTGTTATGAAACAAGCACAAAAGATTATTGATGGGGGTGAATTTGAAAATTATGATACCCTAGAGGAAATGGTTAGAGAAGCGTTGATGGTTGGGTCAAAAGATACAACAACAATGGATGTTTTTTCAAATCTAGATCAAGTGTTAGATGAAGATTATAGACACCCAATACCAATGGGAATACCTGGTATTGATAGACTATTAAAAGGTGGTTTAGCAAAAGGTGAATTGGGGGTTATCTTGGCACCAACAGGTGTAGGTAAATCAACAATCTTAACAAAGATTGCTAATCATGCGTATAACCTTGGATTTAATGTCTTACAAATCTTCTTTGAAGACAACCCTAAAGTAATCCAGAGAAAACATTTCACACTTTGGACTAAGATTCATCCTGATGAATTATCAGAAAAAAAAGATGAGGTAATGACTAAAGTTAGGGATATTGAAAAAACAATGTCAAACACATTAGATTTAAAAAAATTACCATCTGACACTAAAACAATGTCACAAATAAAAAACGAGATTCGTAAAATGATTGGTGACGGTATTAAAGTGGATATGGTTGTATTAGATTACATTGACTGTGTTTTACCAGATAAAAACTTAGGTGACGAATGGAAAAGTGAAGGGTCCGTAATGAGAGGTTTTGAGGCTATGTGTCACGAATTAAATCTTGTGGGGTGGACAGCAACCCAAGGAAATCGATGTGTTGCTTTAGACACATATGTTGAAATCCAGAATAGGGGTTTAATACAGATTAAAGATGTTGTTTTAGGTGATAAAATATTAACACACAATGGTTACAAAGATATTACACATATTTTTCCAATTGAAAAACAACCTGTTTATAAGATTAGGACCAAAAGTGGTAAAGAAATTAAAGTTTCCTCCAAACACAAATTTCCAACTAAAAATGGTTTAAAATCAATACAAAACGGATTGTCTGTTGGTGATAAACTTTTTATAAAAAAATAATTGTGTCCCAGTCCAATTTTTATAAATATTTAAGTATTTATAAATAAAAGACAGTATGGAAAATCTAACAATTGAAAAAATTATTAATTACAAAAAAATCATAGATATTAAACATATGATTACTGAAAAACAATATAATCAACTTGGAAATGTTGTGAAATACTATAACGTTAAGACTATTGGTAATAGATTACCAAATATTCGTGAATTTATAATTAATGGTATTGACGCTCATTGGGTGGGTAGATTACGAGTGATTGTTAATAAATTAAAAAATGATGTGATTAGTGAGTACGCCTGTAAAATTAGATATGGTGACAATTGGAGTCTAAAACAAAACTCGTTAAAAGATAAAGTTAGGATGGATAAGAATAATTTTATCAAAAAATATGGTGAAGTTGAGGGTGTAAAAAGATGGGAAGACAGAAACGCAAAAATTAAGTCATACGGTCTTGAATGTGCAATACAAAGATATGGTGTTGATGAAGGTACCAAAAGATGGGAAAAGACGTTAGCACAGAAAATTCAAACAATGACCGATCGTAAGAAAATAAGACCATATCGTAATGGTAGAACATTACCTGAATACCAAGAAAAATATGGTATTACAGAAGGGTTTAAACTGTGGGATGAACGAAACAAACGACAATCATATAGAAACAGTTTAAAGGGGTTTATAGATAAATATGGTGAGATTGAAGGTAAGTTAAAATGGGATGAATATAGAGTATCAATGCGTTTGACAACATTAGACGCGTTTATCACTCGGCATGGTGAAAAAATTGGTAAAGAACGATATGATAGTTTTATTGAAAAAATAAAGTATGCGGGAACTGTTGAGTATTATATTGAAAAATATGGTGAGATTGAAGGGGTTATAAAACACAAAGAATATTTGTTATCAAAAATATCACAATTTAAAGACAAATATTCAAAAATATCACAAGATTTATTTTGGAATATTTATACTGGATTAACACCAAATAACAAGTGTTATTTTTATGAATTAAATAAAGAATTCACATTTTATGTTTGGGAAAAAAATATGACAATAATTAACGTTGACTTTAAATTAGGAAATAAAATAATTGAATTTGATGGTGATTATTGGCACTCAAAACCAGAACAAATAGAAAAAGATAAAATGAGAGATGATTTTCTCATTAAAAAAGATTATATTGTTAAAAGAGTTAAAGAATGTGATTATAGAAAAAATAAAGAAGTAGTTATTAATGAATGTTTAAAATTTTTAAAAAATGATTAAAGTAGAAAACCAAATATTAAATGACAACGATTTTAATATTGATGAAATAGAATCGATAGAACTAGTGGGTGAAGAAGATACAATTGACATAACTGTAGATGATACACATATGTTTTTTGCGAACGACATTTACACACACAATTCATCTATTTCATCACAAGTTGTTACAACAGACCAAATGGGTGGTTCAATTAAGAAAGCACAAGTAGGTCACGTTATTATATCTATAGCAAAATCGCTACAACAAAAAGAGATGAAGTTGGCAACAATTGCAATTACCAAGTCCAGAATTGGAGATGACGGTGTTGTATTTGAAAATTGTAAATTTGATAATAGTATGATTGAAATTGATACAGAATCAACAACAACATTCCTTGGTATTGAAGAACAAAAAGAAGAACGTCAACGACAAAGAGTTAAGGAATTGTTGGAAAGAAGAAAAGAAAGAGAAGGTAAATAATAAAAATAATTAAAATAAAGAATATGGAAAAAATATTAGTAAATAACCCCAACCGATTTGTGATTTTCCCAATTGAACATAATGACATTTGGGATTATTATAAACAACATCAAGCGGCTTTCTGGACGGCAGAAGAAGTTGATTTGACAAATGACATTAGAGACTGGGAAGGTTTAACAGAAAATGAAAAATATTTCATTAAGAATGTATTATCATTTTTTGCGGCATCAGATGGTATTGTCAATGAGAATTTAGCCGAAAATTTTTATAGAGAGGTACAATATCCTGAAGCAAAATTCTTTTATGGGTTTCAGTTGGCTATGGAAAATATTCATTCATTAATGTATTCATTGTTGATTGACACGTACATTACAGATCAAAAAGAAAAGGACGAATGTTTTAACGCAATTGATAGATTACCAGCGGTACAAAAAAAGGCAAAATGGGCTTTAGAATGGATTGAAAACGCGTCGTTCGCGGAACGTTTAGTTGCGTTTGCTGCAGTTGAAGGTATATTCTTCTCAGGTTCGTTCTGTTCTATCTTCTGGTTAAAATCTAGGGGTATTATGCAGGGGTTATGTAATGCTAACACATTGATTTTTAAAGATGAAAATCTACATTGTGATTTTGCTATCCATTTGTTGAATAATCACTTAGAAAATAAACCATCAGAAGAACGAATTAAAGAAATACTATTATCGGCACTTGAGATTGAAAAAGAATTTATAACAGAATCATTATCAGTATCGTTAATTGGTATGAACTCAAACTTAATGAAACAATACCTTGAGTTTGTTGTTGATGGATTACTACTTAAATTTGGTTGCGGCAAACATTTTAACGTTGAACAACCGTTTAAATTTATGGAACAAATTGCTCTTGAAACAAAAGGTAATTTCTTTGAATCAAGAACAATGGAATATCAAAAAGCCAAATTAAATGAAACAATAACATTCACGGAGGATTTTTAAAATATAATTTATGTCACTAAAAATAATTAAACGAGATGGGGAGATCGTATCATTTAATCCCCAAAAAATATACAACAGAATTAAAAAATCCGCTAAAGGGTTAAATGTTAACTCTGATGAAATCTTTATTAAAGTAATTACTTCTGTACCAACAGAAGGTGAAGTAACAACAAAAGAGTTGGACAAGTTGGTATATGAGATTGCTGCGGCGTATACAGGTAGTCACCACGACTACTCAAGGTTAGCGGCAACGGTTGCAATATCATCATATCACAAAGAAACAAACCCTAGTTTTACACAA